TTACATGGTTACTTAATGCCTTTTTCAACATGTAAAGGCATGTGTATGGCTCCTTTGGTAGCTGAATGTAGAGGTAGTTTTATTGCATATTTTCACGTCGCCGGTAATGGGAAAATTGGAGCTGGTTGTCAATTAACCCGCAAGGAGTACAATACTGCCCTTGAGCAGTTGAATATAACTTGTCCATTGATTGCAGCTAGTAGTGGTACTCTTCCTTCAAAAATGATGAATACAGAAGTGGAGGTGTTGGAAAGTGTGCACGACAAACATTGTTCACATTTCATACCTGCAAGTGCGCCTAGTGCTTGTCAGATATTTGGTTCGCACAACATGGGTACTAACACATTTCGGTCTTCAGTAAAAGTGTCCCCAATTTCCAACGAAGTGGCACGTGTTTTCCGTAGAGTTAGAGAACATGGACCTCCTCGCAAAACTCCACGGTATGTCAATTACCAGCGGGAGTTGGAGATCATTACAAGCTCAGAGAATTTGTTTGACCCACATTTGCTGGATAAAGCAATGATAGAGGAAGTGAATTATTTGGCGCGTATTTTTGTGAAATATAGAGGCACGAAACCACTGAGTTGTGAACATGCAATTAACGGTGTTAACGGCGTAAAAGGAATAGATCGCGTAGATTTGGCTACATCTATGGGTTTACCAGTCAAAAAACCAAAAAAAGATTTTGTAGAACCAAGTTACGATGTACCGCATGTTCAAGATGCAATACAATTCAAGTTGGATAGTGGTTTTTACGAGGAGTATGACAGAGTTCGCAATGCTTTGTTGGGTCTTGTTCGAGCTTATTTGCTTTTCGGAGGCACCGAGAAGGATGAGCCCAAGGAATTTACCTCCATGAAAAGACGAATTTTTTCCACGTGTCCTATTGTAGCTGTGATCTTGATTCGTCAGTATTATTTACCTTTGATCAAAATCATACAGGACAATTGGATTGATTGCGGTTCTGCTGTGGGAATCAACGCTCATGGGATGGATTGGGATCGTCTTTATAGGTATTTGGCTTCATATTCAGTTGACCAGCTTATTGCAGGAGACTATTCTGCGTTTGACAAGAGAGTCACTGCGGCGATATCTCGGAGAACGTACTATGTCTTTGAGCAGATGGCTAAATTAGTTGGTTATTCTGATGAGGCCATTTGCATCATGC